GCTGTGGCAGATCCAGAAGACCAGTTTAATTTACCGCCTGCATCGATGGCAAAGTTTGGAGTGGCACTAGTAGATGGTCCTATTTCTACTGCTGTGTCTGCTGTGGTGCTAAATTTTTTAGCACGAATAATATTATAAAAATTGGGCATGGCCTCAACCAAACCTTTCTAAATTAAAATTAATCCCTCAAGATTAATCAGATAACTATTATAGTAGTTGAAGAACTAAAATTTAAATAGATTAAGCTTGCAGGTCCCCAATGAGAACCCAAGTATTAGTATCTAATTTTAAAAGTGTAGCAGATGACCATCGGGCACGCAGCTTAAGTCCTGGTGTAGAGTTTACTGTAACTCCACCAGCACCTGCAACAGTAACTTGACCAGCTCCCTTTTGAAGTAAGTCGATCCTATCTCCAATAGCAAAAGCAACTGATGATTCAAGAGGGACCGTTAAGGTAATAGCTGCAGCATTATCCAATGTAACTAATTTTGCTAAATCTGTTAGCTGCAATGTATAGGTAGTACCAGTTTGTGCATTTAAGGTTGATCTAAAGCCGGCTTTAGCTGGACCATCTTTAAGGTCGGTAGATTCAATACTATTGTTTAAGGATAGTTTAGAATAAGTGATTGCTGCGCTAGCATTTACGTTGGCGTTAACAATAGTTGAGCTGACCCAAGCTGATCCATTCCATTGAAGTGTCTCGCCACTTGATGGTGTTGCGGCACTCACGTCTCCCACTGAATCTAAAGTTGCAACTGAGGCACTAAAAGTTTTGTTTACCCATTCAGAAGTAGAGCTTTGCCACGCTAAAACTTGATCATTGAACGGAGTTGCTGCATTAACGTCGGTCAATTGGTCCAATGCTAAAGAAGTAATATAAGTATTAGTATCTAATGCCCAAGTGTCAGCTGCGGTTTTAATTAAATTGCCGGAAGTTCCAGCTAATGCTGCAATTGCCGTCAAGTCAGCGTCTAATGGTTGATACGTGTTGGATGCTACTGATATTGTAGGAGTTGCACCTTCCCCAGAGTTATTAGTTATTGTTATTCCAGTGCCCTGCACCAAGCTGCTGACATAATCACCAACAGTATCCGTTGATAGATTAACTGGATCGTTAATCCAGTTGGACCCATCATATCTTAAAAAATCACCATTAGCTAAACCACTTAGAGTAACATCATTTAAAGAGTCTAAATCTGTACTTAAAGCTACTCCGGAAACCGCAGCATAGATGCCAACTCTTATGCTATTAGAAGATGGAGGTGTTTCAAAATATACTGTAATAGAATTTAAAGTAGTGGCTTCCCATAAAGTTGCAAAGCTTGAATACGGAGATGATGTTTCCGTAAAGTTGACCACTATATCTCTTGTGGTTAAATTATGATTAAGCACAAACGTATTGTCCGTATTATTCCCTATTGTTGCAAAATATGTTGTGCCTTCAACGGAACTTGGACTTATTGCATTTACCCAATTTGTTCCATCATATTTTAATACTTGATTTGGGGTTGCGCTTGTTATGATTACGTCAGTTAAGTCATCTAGAGAAGCTACGGTTGATGCTACTCCTGGTATATACTTATTTAAAGAAGCATTGTATTTAAGAACGTTTGTATCAGCTGGACCACTAGCATCTATCTGTACACCACTAACCGTTAAGTATGGTGCGGTAACCATTCCAGTAAATGTAGGTGTCGCACTGTTAGCTTTTAGGTCTAATGCCGTTTGCTGTGCAGTTGAGACTGGCTTATTGGCATCCGAAGTATTATCTACGTTACCTAGTCCAATATCACCTTTTACTAAACCCAAAGGTGAAGTAATTGTTTTATTCGTAAGTGTCTGCGTTCCTGTTGTTGTAACCAAAATTGAGGTATCAACAATCCCGTGGATATTTGTTGTATCTGCCTCGTGGTTAGTAAGTGCTGTGGCGGCATTAGTTGCAGTGGTTGAGGCAGTCGAATCAACATAAGCTTTTGTTGAAGCATCAGTGTTACTTATTGGTGTGGGAACTGTAACTGTTCCAGTAAAGGTAGGTGAAGCAGTAGGGGCTTTAGTGTCTAACTGTGTTTGGATTGCAGAAGTTACGCCATCCAAATATCCAATTTCGGTGTCTGTAACATTGGCAACACGAGTTTGAACTATTGACGTGTCAATTGCAATACCTGGAGTAGCACCTTCTCCAGAATTATTAGAGATAGTGAGGCCATTACCTTGGACTAGGCTCTTAACGTAATCTCCAACCGTGTCAGACGTCAAGTTTACAGCGTCATTAACCCATGCAGAGCCTGTCCATCTTAAAAAATCGCCATCTGCCGATGATGTTATAGTCACATCAGAAAGAGCATTTATTCCATGGTTGGAGATGTCGGACACAGTTCCTGTGACATTTCCAGTCACGTTACCGGTAACATTACCAGTTAAATTTCCGGTTACGTTTCCAGTCAGAGGTGCTGTTACGCCAGCAAATGTTGGAGTAGCAGAAGCAGCTACGTTTTGACCAATAGAAATTGTTGGAGTTGCACCTTCTCCAGAATTATTAGAGATAGTAACACCAGTACCGGCAGTAAGATTGGTTATATAATCACCTACGGTATGGAGACCAAGTGTTACCGAGTTTGCTACAATAGAGCTTAAATCTAAGAATGTAGTTCCATCATTGGTAAACTGCCACTTATCGGTTGACTCATTCCACCTTAGTTGAACATTATTTAATGCCCCTCTTTCTACTTCTATACCGGCGGTCGTAGAAGTAGCAGAACCATTTGTTGAGTTAACTAAAATAAAATTATCTTGTATAATAACTGTCTCTGCATCAACCGTAACAGTAGTTCCCTGCACTGTTAGATTGCCAGTAATAGTTACATTATCTTCTGTTTCCACTTCATCTAAGTCAGGCTTTAACCAAGACCAAGCTGTGGATACTTTATTTCCTTCTGAGTCAACATACCAGACTATTCCATTAACTGGGTCTAAAGCTATTTGACCTTGAGATATATTAGGCTCTACGGGAAGTGGCATTAAAAATCCTTATGTTTTATTTGGCAGCTTTTTTGTCCACCTTATTAAATACTTCGTTGATTTCTGTACTTGAAAGTTTTCCATCGTCTAAAAATGCACGAGAAAGACCTTCTACTACAGTTGCAACTCCAGCCATACCAGCCATAAAGCAAGCTTTCCATAACTCAACTCCAGCTATGGCACCCGCTCCTATGACTCCAAGGCCAGATGCAGCAAAGGTAGCAACAATTCTCATTAAAATATTATTTAGTGTTTTCATTTCACCCTCCTATAGTAATTACCTTAGATACTTTTTCCTTTGAATTATTAGATAACCAAAACAAATTAAACCAAACCCTAAAATTAAAGTAAAGTATGGTCCAGATCCAGTTTCTGGAAGCTTTGGCCCATGGTCATGACTTGAATGGTCATGAATGGTAGTTGTTGTTTCCATCGGTGGAACAAATGCTTGTTGAGCTGTTGTGGTAGTTTGCTCAACAGTTGTCACTGAAGTCTGCGTAGTGGTTGGAGCTGGCTCTGTAGTGGTAGTAGCAGGAGGCTCCGTTGTAGAGGTCGTAGGAGCAGCTATGGTCGTAGTGGGTGGGTTCCAGGTAACTGTAGAAGAAACTGTCTTAGCCACACCATTTACAGTAGCTGTTGCTGTGTAAGTCGCAGTGCCAGTAGCATTTGTTCTAATAGTTATTGTGGCAATACCTGATGAATTAGTGGTAGCCGTAAATGTTTGACCAGCATCTGGTCCAGCACTAACAGTTACAGTTACGGTAACTCCAGATTGTGGAACTCCAGCAAGAGTTTGAGCTGTCGCAGTTATTATCAGGTCTTCTCCTGCCCTTGGTGTTGCAGGGTTTATTGCAAGAGTAAATGAGCTTGGAAGCGATACTGCTCCACCACCAACAGATACAGCTACCCTAGGACTTGAAACGGACGGAAATGGATAGTTAACTAATGTTTTTAGTGTTCCAACATTTCCAGTAAAGTAGCCATGCCAACAGGCTGCAACCATTGTATTTGTTAGCCCAAAGTCTGCGGTTCCATCTGCCGTAGCATCTGGTCCTCCATTACAGCCACCATTATTGTAGACTGCCCCAGGAAGCAATGAAGTCAACCAGCCATATGAACCCATGTTGGCAAATAAGCCTCCACCAGAGTTTACGAAGTCAGCAATGACCTCAGCATTTGAAGTAAACAAAGCCTCAACTGCAGAAGATCTACTCCAGTTATCTGGTATCCATATAACAGCTGGCTTTAATGTATTTATATTTGTAAAAAAGTTTGTGACTTGGGTAGATGTATTGTAAAAATTAACTGTTGGTGCAGTAGTGAACTGACCTAAGTACTTTGTAGTTAGAAGTGTGTTCCAATTTCCACCACAAGAGTTAGAGGTGTTATTTGCCCCAAGGATTGCAATGCTTCCGTTATTAATATTGGTAGCACCAGTGTGTGTTTTCTTAAGAATTTGAGCTATGTATCCCCAAGTTCCTTCTCCGCCTGAGTGACAAACTGGATCCATTCCATCAAGAACAATTGGACCACCACCGTGTGGTTGCTTTAGCTTGTTGGCTAGATACTAAGTATTGAGTCGCTGTGCCGGAACCAAAAGGCACTGAACTAACAATCATTATAAATCCAATAGCAATTAGTAACTTACCAAAATTTTTCATACATTCTCCTTATTCATCCTTTTTTAACATTGCATTTATATAGTGGACTAAAAATGCACACCCTGTTGCTATAATAGTTATTTTTCTAGTTTCACCAGATAAAGTAGCAAAAACTACTACGCTTCCAGATATCGTAAACGCAAGAGCTGCTGTCTCTTTCGAAAACTTTTTGATAAAGCCCCAAGGGCTAAATTTCTTTATCATTGTTCCCTCCTGATATTTAAATATACTATTTCTAGTAAAATTATTTTCTTCTTCGTCCCCTTCCGGGCCTTCTATTTCAGTGTCTTGTTCTTCATCTTCGCCATCTGGATTTTCATCTTCCCTTCGGCTATTTAAATTCCCTCCGTCACCTGGGCCTCCACCGGAACTACCTGAACCTCCGCTAGGGCCCTTAGAACCCCCTCCAGACCCTCCTCCTGAACCGCCTGATGGACCAGCTGACCCAGCAACTCCGACAGTAGCTGCTGATAGAACTGCAGTAGCAGCCAATAGAGTTCTACGAGAGCCTACGTCTACACTGGAACCCACTGGTACATAGTCATCTAAGCCCTCTCCATACACATTAATCGTCTCCTCAAAAGCGTTCTTTACTTCTTCTGGGGCGTTTGTCACAGCCTCAACAAGGGCTGATTCTTCTTCTTGAGTTAATTCACCTACAGGAATCTCAGCAAAGATCTCAGATGCCTGGTCCCCATCAATGCTTTCCAAGACCTTTTCGCTAGTAGCAAGTTCAGTAGCTTGATCTTCGGTGACGCCATTTTCTAAGATATTGTCAACAGCATCTGCAACCTGATCTTCAGTAATATTATCTGATTCCAATATGTTTACGACTTCAGCAAACTGCTCATCAGTAAGAGGTGAGTCCAAAACTGCATCAATTACCTCAGCAAACTTTTCGTCAGACAATGGCTCAGTAAATACTGCATCCAAAGCTGCACTTAACTCTTCGGCTGAAAGATTTTCCGTAAACACAGCGTCAACAACAGCGGTAAATTCTTCACTATTCATTGGTCCATCAAAAAGAGATGTAACTAGTGCTGCAATTTCTTCAGGAGAGTCAGCATTACCTATGGCGTTAGTTACCGCAGCCCCAAATTCATCTGCATTGTCTGTATTGTCAAATATATCAGTAACTGTTTCCTCTGCTGTATTTTGCGTCTCTTCTGGAATACTTACTTCTGGAATTGTTTCATTTGGTAAATCTTCTGGCTCTGGAACTGTTACTGCACTTGTATCTATTTCTGGAACAGAAACTGGACTCAGATCTAGTTCAGGAATTGAAACAGTGGTATTTTCTGGTTCAGGTATTGAAACTGGACTCAGATCTAGTTCAGGAATTGAAACAGTGGTATTTTCTGTTGGAAGTGTTTCAACAGGAGGAAGAACTAATTCTGGTTCAGTTGTTGTAGTTGTTGTTGGTTCGGTTGTTGTGGTTGTTGGTTCGGTTGTTGTGGTTGTTGGTGGTGGAGTTGGGTCAATAACTATTGCATCAACATTTGTTTCAGGCCCATAGATACATGGACCTACACCGTCGGAGGAGAAGCAGCTTTCATTTCCTGCTTTAATGCCAAAACGAACAGGTCCAAACCCGGTAGTTCCGGAGAACATGTATTCAGCAAGTGAGTAGGTGGTTCCTTGGTTGGTCCAAACTCCCCAGCCACCTGACGTAGTTCCGCCAATTTCGTCAAGTCCGTAAAACGTGACACCATAAGCGTAGATGTCAACATTACTTGATGTTGGCGCATCCCAGTCAAGGTCAACACTTCCGTCTGCGTTGGCTGTTGCTACAAGGTTTGTAACAGAATTTAAATATGGAGCAGCAGTTGTTGTGGTTGTGTATTGAGACTCATTGTTCTGAGTAAACGCTTCTGCAGGAACAGTTGAATATCCTCCACCTTGATTCCATGCAAGCTCAACCCAGTTTCCTCCACCATTTTCATAAAACCATAAAGTGATTGGTTTTGGTACGCCAGCAATAAAATCAATTGGTGTACTGGGATTTCCTCCGCCACCCTTGTCTATCCAGTTATTGTCAACTAGAACATCATCAATGTAAAGCTTTGTGCCATCATCAGCGCTTGGATAAAAAGTAATTGTTTCCGTTGTGGGTGAGGTAATGTATCCTTCGTATTTGACTATGTAGTCGTCATAAAGTCCACAAATGCTATTGCCAAAGTCTTGGTCAATATTTAAGTATGTTGTAGTACACTGAACTGGTCTGCCGGATACGGATGGCAGTGGCGGAGACCCGTTATAACCATAGTTATCATAAATAGTTACTTGAAGTCCCGGCTCTGAAGTTGCTTTTGAAGAAGATGGAAATGCAAATACGAACGCAAAAAGTACAGCTAGAATCCAAGATCCACGACGTGGTTTTATACGCATTATTACCCCTCCAGGTAGACATTATCTATAGTAATGGAGAGGTAATAAAATTGGCGGCCTAAAAGGGAACAACCCCAGTAGATTTCTCTACTGGGGTTGAGCGTCGGCCTCCGTAAGACTTATTATATCAGTCAATATCTAATATTGCAAATACTTTTCCACCTGCAATTGTGTCATCTTTCAATCCGTTGACTCCCTTTAACTTGCGAACAGCTTCACCAGTTGCGGCATCATAAGTACCAGTTGCTTCACCTGCATAAAAGCCAGCGTTCTTAAGAGCTGATTGTAGTCTCTTAACATCTTCACCAGTTGCACCAACACTTAACTTATCTCTCATTGGTGCCTCCGCAATTTCTCCTGCTTCTGGAGCACCACCAGCAAATGCTAGCGGTTCTTTATCTCCAACACAGTATTGCCAATGCCATGCTTCATACTCTGGATTAGGCTTACCTTCTTTTGTTGGTGCACCCTGCAAATAAAAACCATACTTTGGAGCATTTTCACACATCCACTTATATCGTTTTGCATCTTGCATATTTAAGTCAATAGCTAATCCGAAGACCATGGTTTGATGTTCCAGGAGTTCCAGATGGACTCATTCCCTCTTTGAGGTACCAAACCTTGTTGTTGTATTTACGGGTAATTTCTGGGTTACGCTTTGTTTTTGCATCAGCATAACGTGACATAAACATTGAAAGCTGTGCTTCAAATGGACGATAATCCCCAATGTTCTGTAGCTTATGACCAGCTTTAGCAGCTTCGTCATAAAGTGCATTGAAGGCTTTAGCTGCCTTTACCCACATTTGACCGCCACATTTAACCTTAGCAAGCTGGTTTGGCTTAAGCTTGCCGTTTTCTACGTTTTGTAACTCTTTTGGTATAATCATTTTTTCTACTGGATGAGTCATTTTTTCTCCCTTACTTGTTTGTTTATATAGTAAATGCTTTACTTGTTTTTAAAAAGACTTGATGGGTATGTGTCATCTATCTCTTGGTATTTTAATGGGAATCTATCAAAAGGATCAATCCCATATTTAATTCTATTCATTATTAATTCATCAGATTTAAATTCATCTTTATCATATTCTGTATGAGCAAAGGATTCAATTTTATTCTTTATATTATCTTCTTCCCCTAAGAAAGAAAAGTGCCAGCCACCATTAGGTATGGTTGGCAGAGTCATTGATCGCAGCTCTTGAGGAGTTATGGATTCAAGGTGACTCTTTTTGCAAACTACAGGTCTAGCTCCTTGATTGCAGTGATCAGGAACCTGCCAATTAAAATTCCAAAAATATTGTTTTACATCTAGTCTAACTGGATCGTATTCATATTTTATACTTTCAACAGTTTTATAGTTCCAGATTTCATCTGCGTCGGAAATGATTACTAAATCATCATCTTGTATATCTAAATTTTTTAATGCTGTAGCTATAGAATTTCTCTGAAAATATTCTCTTTCCCAAGCATTGGTGCATGTGTTTGGAAAGTCAATTTTAAAACGTAGTATCTTTGGCAGCCATTTATTCATCCAATCTGGAAATGAATCAAGATAAAATGGTTTTGGTTTTCCAGTAAAAGTTTCAGAAGCTTCAACGATTAAAAAGAAATCTACAAAATCTCCCAGTTCTTCTAACCTTAGTTTTAAAACTTGTTCTTCATTATAATATGTAAAGCAATCAAATATTTTCATAGATAAATATTCTTTCATCTGAAAGCATTGAGTATTTTTTTGCTTCTATTTCTATTTTATTGTTGCGCTCTAAATGTAATTCAATTGAAGAAGCCCAGTCACCAGGATTAATTATCAAAGCGTGACCACCATGCTTAAGTATGTTTTTAACCTGATCTGCAATAAATGTATTATCATTAGTAAGTATCTCTGGATTATATCCTATGGATATAAATAGGTCAGCATAATCATACCCAGTGTATGGTCCATTGTATCCTATCTCCCAAAATGCTACACCATCAAAATACTCTCTTTTAGATCTATCAGTATGAAGGATAAAGCTTTCCATAGAATGCTCATTACTTTTCATAACTTCTCTTAATAAGAGAGAGTCGTTAACTTCACTATATAAAATGATGTTATGCTTGCGCTCAAAAATATCCCTAATAATGTGGCACAAAAAATCATAGTTCATTTTAGAGTGGCTTTCTAGCGTCCACCTTTAACCATCCCCATTCGTCACCTCTTTTAATGTCAAGGATTTCAAAACCCATTTTTTTAAAGTCATCTTCTAACATTCTGTGAGTTAAACCAACAAAATGAAAGTCAAAAGGATTAAGTTGTTCTGCAAAGAATATCTGTTGCATTCTTCTGTCACCGTCAAGGGAATCCATTGCAAGTATCTGATTGCATGCCAACAAAAAGTCTGGAACTTCAATTCTAATCATTCCACCTGGCTTTACAATTCGACACCATTCTTTAAGAACAGATTGATATTCTTTCCAGGGAAAGTGCTCCAAGCATTCTGAGTTATAAACTATGTCTGCATAGTTATCAGGCATGTCAAGTTTTCTTGCATCGCACACAACATCTACTGGCACTTGCTGTTTATTAACATGGTCATACAAAGGAGTTGGATCTATGTCAACATGTATCCAGTCTGGGCCAAGGTATGTTCTTGTTCCAATTACAACTTTAACTCCATTACCTTGAGGTATAGTTTCTAGTCTCATTTTTCCTACGTTCTTAAGGGCCAAACAGGCATCTTTGTAATATCTATCTCACCTAGAATTGGGTTAGTACTATCTCTTACTGAGAGAATTGGATCTTGCACTGACCATTCTGCATCAATCATTTTATCATTCCAAAGAACTCCAAGTTCGTCAGCTTGATTGTAATAATTGTCTACCAAATAAGTTAAGATCATATCTGTAGTAGCAGAAAAACCATGGGCAACTCCTGGTGGAATATATAATCCGAGATTATTATCTCCTGTTAAATCTACAGAATAAACTTCTCCTTCTGTTGGAGAACCTATTCTCATGTCATACAGAACTGCTCTAGCTTCCCCAAAAGGCACATACCAATAGTCAGACTGATGCAGATGGTAATGAAATCCAGCTAGAGCACCTGCAGATTTAGATGATCTATTTGTTTGTATTACTTCTCTTGCTCCTGGTATCCAATCTCTTCTATAAGATTCGGTAAAGAAACCTCTGTCGTCACCAAATTTTTGTGGCTCCACCAAGAAAGCACCTTTGATGTTTGTCTCTTGTACATTTGCACCCATTAGATTATTCTTCCTCTGTAAAAATTAGTCCATCTAGGGACTTTAATAAGATCAACTTCTCTACCCAAAGCTGCAATATATACTGTCTCTGGATTTTCATTTAGTCCTTTAAGTTCTGGCTGCGATTGATACCACTCTTCCAAGTAGATGGCACTCCAGTCTTCAAATCTAGTTACATTAGGACTGTGGTACGTGACATTCGGGCCAACGTAATACTTATTCCACTTGTTGACCCAATTAACAACACCTTCATTGATTCTATTTTTAGAAGCTGGATCGTTTGAACTGGTTGAATCATGTCGAACATGAATAGCTGGATCAGCTATCATCTTCCAGCCATCAAGTCTAAGACGAGTTTGATAATCTACTTCTTCTTGGTGACCAATCTCAGTATCAAATCCGCCAATTCGCAAGTACGCTTGCTTCTTAAGCATCCAGCAAAAGCCAACACCCCATAGTATTTCTGTATACTTAGGTCTTGGAATTTGATAAGCCCCACCATTAGGAAAGGCCATTGCGACTTCTAAGTTTGTAGCAAGATAGCCTGCAAGTTTTTCGTCCCAACCATTAGTTATTACATAGGCATCGTTGTCTAGGTAGCCAACATAATCTGTTTCTGCCCATTCTAGTATTTGATTGACTGCTCCAACGTATCCACTATTGTTATCTAAGAATCTTGGAATAATTCTTGAATCTTCACTAGCATGTCTTTCAATAACTTCTCTGACACCTGGGTCAGTTGAAGCATTATCAATAACTAGAAAACGCCAATCAGAAATAGAGTTTTGTCTCATGTTAGTGAGCATCATATTTAACTTCTCAGGATTGTTATAGCTAGCAGTACCCATATCTATTCTCATGGCTTCACCCACCACTGTCCATTTTCATGTCGGACAAATCCTATTTTCACTAACATTGGATCCCATTCCCATTCATATTTATTATTAATGGACAGGTGCATGGGAATAGAATTTCCATGCTCTGCATCGCCTATGCCAAATGCATTATTAGGAATGAATACACCATTTTTCTTTAAGCAGTTAAAAATAGCTAATGCCCATTCGTCTACGTTTACAACGTGCTCTAGAAAATCTAAAGCAACGACGCCATCAAACTTGTTTGTGCCAATTTTTGGCGCAAAGCTATCAGTGAATAGAGTTTTAATATTTAGATCAGGACGCTTATTAAATCTATGCTGGGCAAAACCGGCTGTCTTACTACCCTCTAAGTCGTGGTAAGTGGTGTTCAATCCTTCTTCAGCCATTCTCAAGCTGAGTGTACCAATGCCATCACCAATGCTAAGGATCTCTTTCTTTCCAGAATGAGCTAGTCCTAAACTAATACTTTCGCACATGCCTTTGTAGTTAAAACCATCATCTAAGTGATATGAAGAAAGCTCCCAGATATAAGTATCTGTATTTCTATACCAATTAAGGAGAGAGTTTGGATCATCTACATTGGTATTGGTAGAAGTAAAATCTTCTGCAACCATATGGTGATTAGGGTGAAACCCTAAAGATAAACGCTGTTTAGCTTTATCTAAAGTGACACCCAAGTATTCTGATATATCATTTGCCTGTGTCTCTAAGTTCATTATTTATTGTTTCCCATTCTAAATAGCATTTTTCTAAACCATACATATAATCAGTTATGTATAAAGATGTTCCATCTTCCCAAGTGGTGTCCTTGGGTCTTGCTACATTACTGGTGAAATAAGTATAGGATACTGGTTTGATTTCAGTATCTAGTTTACCATTAGAAGCTGTCTTTATGTCGCTAGCTAGAGAAAATCTTGAAGATTTTATTGGATTACCTATGTGAATAATTTTTTGATCACTTTCTTCAAAGTGAAGAGCGGTATCCCAAAGTATCATGGCAGCGTCATAAGCAAAGACTGGGGAAAAAAATCTATCATCAACTTGAAGCTGCTCTTTTTGTTCCATCATAATTTCTAATGGATTTTTTCTGCCTACATCTTGAAAAGGTCTTACTCCTATAACAAAAGTTAACCTAACTATTTTTACATTATCATGTGAAATAATAAGCTTTTCAGCAAGGGCTTTCTGCTTGCCATACCATGTGATAGGATGTGGTTTAGAGTTAGTATTATAATTAGCATTTTCTCCGCTAAAGATACCCTGTGTACTAACTTGTATTAATTTTTTATTATTATTGCTAACCCATGTAGCTAAAGTAAGAGGCAGTTTTACGTTGACATATATTGACTCATCCGGATTTTGTTCTACGGCGTCAACTACGTTTTGTCCTGCTAAGTTAATAATTACATCGGGAGAATTAGCATCAAGCCAAGCTTCTATGTCGTCTTCACCAACATTTAGTTGCGACCATTCTAAATAGCCTTTTCTTCTCGTGAAGATAGCGTCAGCCCATTCAGGCTTGTTTACCATCATGTGCTGACCTACTATTCCGCCAGCTCCTATAACAACAACTTTTTTATTATGCATTGTCTTTTCGCCACTTCCACATATTTCTCCAGTGAACCCATTGCCATAGAATCCACATCGCTAAAAATCCCGGCTTATCAAATATAATAGAGTATATTACCCAAGGTATTGAATGTAAAGCAACAATCAAATGACCTTGCCATTTTTTATTGCCCACCTGATAGCTGCCGTAAACTCCTATTAGCTCCATGGTAAATAATAACCAGGTCCACGCAGTTTCGCTCATATAAAATTGTATTCCTTTTTTAGATTTACAAAATTATATCACAAAAAAAAATGTAAATCTATTTTCTTAGCAGAAAAGAAGCGTACATTATGATGACGGTCAATATCATAATAGCTTGTATTATCATTTTAATCTGACTGAATAACTTTCATTACCAGAAAACAAAGACGCATTAGATCGTTATTAGAGATACTAAATACGTTGTCTGATCCATCTCTGGTTTTTAAATTTATTGTATGTGCAGATATAAGTTCGCCCTCTGTATTGATCATCGTAATTTCTTTGCTTACATTTATCTGATCAATCATTGGCATAAATCCGCTAAAAGATTCTTCTGTTTGATCGAACACTATTTCTTCTTTTTAGTAAAGGTTGAAACATTCTTTGGGGCCTGTCCCTTAACTCCTTGTTGTGGAGTTCCAGAGGACCTTTTTCTTTGTACTGCGCTTTTCTTTTGTGCCGGAGTCATTGCTCTAGCCTTTGCAACTGGTACACACTTTGCATACCCAGATCCACCTGCGCCAGAAGTTCCACATGGTTGATACTTACCTTTTTTTTTGGGAGCACCAATGTTGACCCATTTTTGATCAAACCATTTAGTTAATCCAACACCCTTAGGACCTGGCATTATTTTTTTCCACTTCTCGATTGCTTAGATTTTTTAGTTGGTGTGCAGTTAGGAACTAGCTTTCCGCCCTTTACCTTCATGCCTTTAGCAGAATAGCCTTTCCAACACGCCATTATTTTTTCTTTCTTAAATTTTTTTCATAATCTTTTTTATAGAAAGAACCTTTATTTTTTAAATCTTTTTCTATTTCTTTTTTTCTTTCAGAAGATTTCTTTTGCGCAGACATACTACTTTTTCTTTGTAGCCTTCTTGGTAGAAACAGTTTTCCATGTTCCACCAGCTGCCTTATACTTCTTTGCAGCCCATGCGTTAGCATAAGCTGAGGGGTATACGTCAAACTTTGCTTTAGCCTGAGACTTTGCGGCAGACCACAATTCTGGCTTAGTCGGTTTATTTACCTTAGCCATTACTTCTTCTTCTTTTTTGGAGGGGTTTTTTTTCCATCAAAAACTACATTCATTGCACCCTTAATATCCTTAAGGTAATTATTGTTATCCTTTTTGCTATTTTTTGAATATGCCATTGTTATTTATTCTTTCTTTTAGCAGAAATTTTTCTAAGAGTCTTAGCCAAATTAGCTTGACGAACAGTTCTTGCACTGTACTTGCTAGGATTTTTGGTAACCGCAGCTGCCATGCCGGCAACTGATTTGCCAGCTTTCTTAGCCTTAGCAGTAAATGCTCCGGGTCTTTTAATAGCTCCCTGAATCCATTTATTATCTTTTTTTTCTACCATTATTACTTGCTCTTCTTTTTCCCCATGATGGCCTTTTGGATAAAAGGAGGAAGTTTCTTTTGAGCAGCAGTTAATCCGTTTGCTTTTTTTGCTGCACCCTTTTTCATTGCAGGCTTCTTAGCAGCACCTTTTTTCATGCCATCACCATTCATTGCCATATCAGTACATTCCTTTTTTGCTAGAGCCTTTTTTCATGCCACCCATTTTTTTCTTAGCCATTTTTTTAGGAGCAGCTTTCTTCATGCTACCTTTTTTCATACCATCGCCATACATTGTCATAATTTTTCCTTTACCATTTTACTTTATTAGCCCAGTAGGCTGCGGACATTTTGCCCTTAGCAATATTGCTTGCGTGACGAGCCTTGAAAGACTCTCTGCGCTTTCTATTTGAAGTTGATTCTCCTTGTTTTTGAGGAGAACCGCTTACTCCTTGTTGACCAAATCGTATTGTCTTAACCTGACTTCCTGATTTAGCAACAACAACATGAGATTTTTTAGGATGACTTGGAGTACGTTTTGGTTTATTAAAACCACTAACTCCGTGCCTTGGCTAGTCTAGGATCTTTTTTTGCTGCCATTTTTTTTACCTTTATTTTTTTTAGAAGATTTATTAGTTATGTCCTTGATCTCAATGCCAAACATAGAATTGTTTTGACCCATTCTAGGACCACTAACATAGATACTTTTTTTAATAACCATTACTTCTTTTTTTCCTTGTAGGTGACAGGGGTCGAGTTCTTTTTAACACTTACCCCACCCTTGGTGATCTTGCGATATTTTGCTAATGCCATACATATATAGTAATTCTATAAATGAAAAACAAAAGCCCCCATATAGGGGGATATAAGGACTTTTGCTTTAAATGAGAGGTTTACTTCTTCTTTGGCTCAGCCTTTTTAGCTACTGGCTTATCTTTAGCAGTAGCCTTAGGTCTTCCCGCAGGCTTCTTTTTCACCACTTCAGATACAGAATCAGCTACTGCCTTCTGCACTTCCTGGATTACTTCTTCTTTAAGCTCATCTACTTTTTGATCAGCTTTTACAGCAAGTTTTTCTGCCTCGCTAATAGCTTCATCAATTTTTTTATTAAGTTCTTTTTTAGCTGGGGCTAAAGAAGTTTTTAATTTTGCTACTAATTGTTTAAACATTTAATTTACCTCTATCTCATTTAAATTTAACTGTATTAATTCGAAACCTTTAGGAACTTTTAACCCTAGCTCCCAAGCTTTTAGCTCTTGCTCTACGGTTAACAATCTTCTCTTAAGGTTTTCCATTTCTTTGTCAACTCTTTCATTCTCTATTCTACACGTTTCAAGCTGCTCACGCAACATTTCTCTTAAATTTTTTTCTTCACCAGTTAAAATTTCTCTTTCAGCATTTAAATGCTCTATTTTAATTTTATAAAATTCTATCTCTTTTTCTTTAGAGATAGTTCTTTTCTGGTGTAAAGAAGTTAAAAGGTATGTAAGTACAGAAGAGAGGGATGCTATGACAGCAATAATTACACTATAGTTATTATCCATTGGTCACCTCAGATAGATCCAAGGATAATAGTAAGTGTTAAATTATTATTTTCCCTGCTGACCTTCTTTAATTAGCATGTATCTTTCTCCAGTTTCCTTTGAAACTAAACCAAAGCCATAGGCAGCTGCTTCTTTAACAGCTTCTGAAAATGCTTCTTTGTCTGAAGCATCTAAGCCATTAAGGGGGATCGTGATCCCAGCATAAATATCTATATTTTCAAAATTACCTATGTTTATTTTTCTATTTACTCCACATATTAATACCGGAGTTGATGATACTGATATTTCGCCTGACACTAAATTTACCGCCTGTTCTATTGGGGAACCTATACTATGTTCTTGTGCACTTTGATTAATTTTGGGCATAAGCTGCTAATCCAAATCTTTCTTTTATTATATCAATTGTTGCTTGAGCCTGTTGTTCAACACTCATTGAAGATGAGTCTATTACAGCTGATGCCGAGCTTGCAAATATTTCAATCTCTTTTTCCGACTTATGAGACATCTGCTCATCGGTCATGTATACGCCATCTCTATTAAATATTCTATCTCTTCTAACTTCGGGAGAAGCATCGTAAACAATGAGCATGCTGTTTGGCAGTTTCAAGATTGCTTCTGCCTCATTTTGAAATCGAACATCTGATATTAGTATACAGTATGGTTTTTCTTCTTCTTCATCAGAGATACTTTTAGTATACTCCCTAAAGAGTTGATAAGACTTTCTAACTCCCCATTTAGCAAAGCATGCAGGATCAGATTCTCTGCATAGATCTCCAACTTCCTGAAGAAAAGATCTAGGTTTTGACCCGGCAAATGATAATGGTTTATTAGCAATAGCTTTTGTTAGGGCTACAAATGATTCGTAGTCTGGAATATTGCCAAGCGGAGAACTTCCATAAAGGTCATACAGAGTTTCATGAATGTTGAATAACTTTCTTGATTCAGAATTAGTTCCTTCTATTTTAGTTCTAATAGAAAAAAACTCATAAATTGGCATCGCAAAAAAGATATGCTCCCACACTACTCCGCCTTTAGAAGAGGCAAAGGATGCTTTTGGAACGATAGTCTCAGCTGCTGAGGTCTTGCCTGTCGCTGCCATGCCTGCTAGCCCAACTACTATTGGATAATTTGGATTGTAAATGTTTGACATGTTTCTATTATAGCACCTTATTGTTTTCTTTTTTCTTTAACTCCAATTGATCAAGAAATTGTTTTGCCAAAGCATCAGGTTCCCATACAAATTTTCTGGGAACTTGCACAATTCTAAAATTATATTCTTCTCTTATATCTTGAATAGTCATAAGTAAAGGCATCAACGCTTCGTTTTTACATTTCCATTTGCCATTTATGTGATTAGCAACAACAGCAGAGTCTGTGTATAGTATTGGATCTAAAAAATCTGACATAGAACATATTAGTAAGGCTGCTATTATAGCCTCATACTCTGCTTCGTTATTACTTCTAGGGCCTAACCCTCTAGCAAACTGTGCTACTTTTTTTCTATTTTTATATACAACTACAGCACAAGCTGCTTCTCCAATTTTCTTTTGACCCTGCCCTCTTGATGCTCCATCACAAAAGACTTCAATGTTCATATGCTTATATCAAAAATAATGTTATTTTTTTTAGCATACTCTTTGAGTCTTTTTTCTCTTGATGGAGAATCAGCAAAGTGAGTTGTAGTCAATAAGTATCTTTGACCGTTGTATTCTATTTGAGTTGGGAAATCTAATGAATCTCTTTTTAAGGAGAATAATTCATCAGGGGAATTGACGGACTTATATTGTCCAATAAACATATTTTTCATCAGTATGTACTAAAGTCACTTTCTAGGTATGATCCTTTTTCTTCTCTAGAATAAGCTATTTGCATAGACTGCATCTTGTCTATGAGCTTTCTAGCTGACTCTGAGGCTATTCTTGCTGCACCTTCCATTGATTCAGCTAACTGAACAATTGATTCTGCCGTAACCATTTCAGTATACTGTTCTTCTGCAGCTTCAAGCGCATTAGCTTCTCTCTCAGCTTCATTCTTCCCAGTTCTATTTGATTTATAAATCTTCTTATATCTACCTTCGCAAAGTTTATGATGCGCTCTAGCCATGCCTGCAAATCTAGTAACTCTACCATACACGTTTGAGGTTCTAGCTACAAGTGAGGCTAGATCAGCCATTGTCATATCGACAATATCTATCTCTGGAATGCTAACGAAATATTGGTCGGCTAAATCACCAGTTCCATATGCGCTAATGATTTCTGTTATCTGTGGACTTAAGAAGTCTGACAGTAACTGATTTAATTTTTCAATCGATTGAATGTTCATTTTTACCTAGCTTAAACATCTTAATAAGGTCTTCCATATTGTTCTCTATTATAGCATCACGTATTTTGATTTTCACCTTTGAGATGTGTTCTCTTACAGTATTGGGATGTTCGGTTATAATCTGAGCTATCTCTGAGGATTTTTTTCCATCAACAAATTTCCATTTTATTAATTGTCTTTCTTGAACAGTAAGCCTATTGTATGGGGCATGGCAATCTTCTCCCATGACCCACATCTCATTGACCTCCTGAGTGCCCAGCATGTCGTCTATGGAGTACTCAACTGGAGGAGCTTTAAACCCTGGCTTAGCATCACTATCATCATCTGATGAATTGTCCTCATCAGATAAAAGTGGGAAGGACTTTCTGCCAAGTTGATCAATAAGAAATGTGTCAACATTTTTCTTTAATAGATAAAAAAAATAACTATACAAAAAACCACTAAACGGAATAGGTCCTTTTTCAGAATCCCTTCTTTGGTATCTAGTAATACATTGGAAGAATGTAGTATTAACTGTCTGTCTTACATCTTCTTCGTCACCATATCTTTTTGCCATATAAGTAATACCGTCGTAGACATTCGTTTATGTGTTTGTATCCAGCTTGATTTAATTGATTTTTCATTAGATTAAATCTAACAAAACTATCTTTAACAAAGAGCGATGTGAATCTCCTAATATCATAGTCAGATAGGTTATATTTTCCATAGTATAAAAGTGTTACATATTTTGTTAAAAAGTTATTAAACACTTTAAGTAATTCATATTGAGCGCTTGAACTTCCACCCTTTGCTTTAGCGATTAAATCTTGCATCTCGTCTTCACTTAACGTATAATATTGTTCCTTATAAGAGGCCATTTACTTTCCTTCCCAATTGGGTATCTTATCAGCATAAAAAAATCTAATGTCTTCATAAAAGATAACCTTTGGTATTTCAATCTCTGCAGCAAATTTTTTTCCATCAGTTGAATATTTACTAATAATAAAAGTAAGCTTACTGAATTCCTCTTCATAATATCTTTTAAATCTTTTAAGTTTTATCTTGCTTTTTTCATCTAAGTAGCCTTTTAACTCCACCCATTCAGTAGTTTTGTTTACGTAAAAATCTGGAGTATAGGCTTTTGTTCCTCTTTTAATTGGAAAAGGAAAAACAACCGGCTCAAAATCATATTTAATATTATATATCTGCAGAATCCTGGCGAAGTTTGCTTCCCAGTTAGATCTAAAACTGCCACCTAAGTCAGGTCTATAGCCCGATTTAGTATTTTTATACGCATTCCCTTTACCACTAATTTTTTTAGCGGATTCATTTTCTAATATTTCTTTATCAATGTAATCATTTTTAATTTTAGAAAAGTTAGGGTGTTTTTTTAATTTAGATCTATCCAAAAAAAACTCTTGTGGAGTTGTTATTTCTGGCTGCTTCATGATAACCTCTATGTCCTTAAGTCATAATAATATTATACTTTACAGGAAATAAAAATACAAAAAAAATTATCAACAGGTTGACAAACCACAAAATAGGAGATATAGTATCACTCATGAACACACTAAACACTATCATCAATAGCATCAATCAGAACATCAACGAGAACGTCATTGACGAACTCAGCAAGGTGGGCTTCAGCCACAAGGAGGCAACAAAGATTGTTGTCGAGAATAACTTCTCACTTGTAGAAGACAGCTTGTCTAACCCAGTTGAAGCATTCTGATCCTAACTTAAACTAAGCTTACTGGCCAGGGGTTCATCCCCTGGCCTTTATGCTTTACCCATTCTTTTTAGTCTGCTCAGCCCAGTAGCACATACTCCTGATTTACCATAGTCACAGAAGGTGCAATTTCTTTCATTTGAAGTGGGGTTAAACGAATTATCCTCTACAATTTTATTAATATTACTAAGTAGATTTACCTTTACTTGCTCTATATCTTCTGGTGAAAATGTGTGTGATTTTCTTTTACCAGATCTTAAGTAGTAAAGCTCTGCCCTAATTGTTTTATCCGGAAAAGCTGTTGATACTGCTAAGGCGTATATGCCAAGCTGAAGATTGTTTGGAAGATCCTTTTGAGTAACTTCCCATTTTCCGGGTCTTGTAGTCTATTATATTTATAGTATCTTCATCATAAAAATCTATTCTATCTATATATCCATTGATGAGATAGTTTCCTAATACAAAACTAAAACCAAATTCTTTATCATAAATATTAAAAGTATCACCAGAATGTTTATCATAAAATTCATCAAGTATTTCTGAACCAACTTGGATTAAGTTATCTGGTATGATTCCGGTCGGATCATATGAAGAAATTTGCTTGACGTATTCACCCTGAAGCTCGTTTACATCCATCTGCTTATCGTTGTCTAGGCATTCTTCTAGGACAGAGTGTACAATGTTACCAAGTACAGCAGCATCGTTAAAGGTTCTCGGCTCTTTTTGTACATAAGAGTAGAAGTACTTTGAGGGACACATCTTATATGTATCTATTCTTGAGTAGCTAAAATCAGTTAATGATAATACCTGGAGAGGATCCAACTCTTTGATGGTCCTTACTTTAATTTTGTTCATCTTTTCCATTCGGGCTATATATCATATTTCCATTTTCATCGTATTCGCAACCAGATTCATCAATGGTATGATTATTGTATTTGTTTTTAAAAGAACCTTCACCAACTGGAATCCAGCCTGTTTTTCCTATTTCCATTTGATCATATTCATTATATGGCCAGCTCATAATCGTCTCCTATTTAAAATCTAATTGGCATTCGATAATCTCATCTATATTGATATAGTAATTTAATGCCATATATAGATCATTTAATTCTTTTTTAGAGCAATACAATCCAGCGACTCCGATTTGTAGAAAATAATTATCTACTTGTGAAGAGCCGTCACCATACTCTATTAGCTTAACATTACCTTTTATAACTCTTCCGTTTTCAGATTTCATTAATCCTCATCTACTATTGCTATAGGGTTCCATGTTGGGTCATCTAACTTCTCTCTCATGTCTCCAACGTAAGAGTCCCAGTCTCTTTCATCTTCAGTCTTTTTTACATATTTAACTTCAGCCTTAAAAGGATTACTCTTAAATTTAGTTAATATCAAGCGACCTTCTTTTGTTCTCCATCTAAGAACTCCGTTTTTACAATCGCAAAAATCATCTGGGTCTGGAAGAACCTTAAGCTTTGGATCATATCTTCCACTGCAGTCTGAGCATTTTGAATAACGACCTTTATCTTGACATCTATTGCAGCATGAGCAAAATGTCCAACAAGATCTATTTGAGGGGTTAATTACTACTTGACTTATCATATCCTATCCTAGTCCAACTATTGATCTTAAAGTTTTTTCTACTTTTGTAGAAGTAGTTTTATTGAATTTAAATGTATATTTTTTATTCTCATCTAGCATTTCAAGAAATACTATTGATGAACCATTTGCATTATTAATTATATCATAAAGCGACTGTATGATTTCATTACTTAACAGTGTATTAGATCTTAAAAAGATAGACTTACCACCACTTAAAATAGAATGATCAACTTTTTCTGATGAAGAGTATATAACTTTTACGGCAGAATTTTCTTCATCTCCTTCTTTTGCAATTGAGCCAGACACAATGATTATGTCCCCCTCAGAGAAGAAGTCATCTGGAATATTTTTTGCTTCTTTTGGAAATACAATAACTTCTATTCCTGAAGTAACATCATCTATATTCAGCTTGAACATCTTCATGCCTTTTTTGGTTATCATTTTTTTAACTGAAGTAATGATCCCACCAATTTTTGTTTTAGAACCAGCATAAAGATCTGATAGTTCAAATATTTCGGAATCTATTTTTGGTCTTATGGAATCCCAAATTCCTTCGATAGGATGCCTAGATACATATATTCCTAGTTCATTTTTTTCTCTTTCAAGAATTTCTAATTCTTTTCTTCTACTAATTTCTATTTCTTCATTAATCTGAAACAGTTCATCGAATGCACCTGCTGCACCAAGGTGTTCTAATGTAGATTTTTTAAGAACAGATGTATCAGATCTTCTAAAGAAGTCATGCATAGATGTATAAGGATTGTCTAAGTCTCTACAGGATATTATTGCATCAGCAATTGAAGGTCCTATTCCATTTATAGCTGATAGACCAAAGAGAATCTCAGAGTCAGACACTACGTCAAAGTCATGAAGTGATCTATTGATTGATGGAGGTTGAACTTTTATATTTGTTTTTCTACAGTCAGAAAGATATACGGATGACTTATCTTTATTTCCCGCAACAGAAGTTAAAAGAGCTGCCATGTATTCTGCTACGTAGTGAGTCTTTAGGTATGCTGTAACATAGGAAACCATTGCATAGCTTGCTGCGTGAGCTCTGTTGAATCCGTATCCACCGAAATATTCGATATCAGAAAATATCTTGTTGGCTTTTTCTTCAGATATATCTGAGTTTGAGATGCATCCCTCAACAAATTTTCTTCTTATCTTTGCAATTTTGTCCATCTGTTTTTTGCCAATTACTTTTCTTAGGTCATCAGCTTCGGAAACAGTAAAGCCAGCTAATGCTCTAGCAACAGCTAGGACGTCTTCTTGATATAACATGATCCCAAGAGAGTCTTCAAGAGCTATTTTCATAGAAGGATGGTCATAATTAATTTCAGACCTACCATGCTTTCTATTTATGTAAAGCTTATCCATTCCAGAGCCCATTGGACCTGGTCTATACAAGGATATAAGAGCCATGATATCCTTGATATCTTGCGGCTGAAGCTGGACCATAAGCTGTCTCATGCCAGAAGACTCAAGTTGGAATACTCCTATAGCATTACCTTTACATAGCTCCTCAAAAGTTCTTTTGTCATCGAGAGGTATTTTTTCTAGGTCAATGTCAATTGACTTTGTTCTCTTTACAAGCTGAATACATTCATCTATAACGCCTAGGTTTCTTAAACCTAAGAAGTCAATTTTAAGAAGTCCACATTGTTCTACTCTGCCCATGTCCCATTGAGTAACCATGGGTGAGTCTACACCCTTTTGCATTATGGGAAGATAGTCGGTTAGTGCGTCTCTAGATATAACCACTCCAGCTGCATGGACTCCAGTTTGTCTGACTAAACCTTCAAGACCAAAAGCTGTATCTATTATTTTTTTACTATCTTCATTGGAATTATATTCAGAACTAAACTCTGCTACTTCCATGCACTCTGTAAGACTTTTTGATACACCTAAGACTGGTGGTGGAACAAGTTTAGATACTCTATCTCCCCCGGAAAAATCATATCCTAAGGCTCTTGCGGCATCCCTAATAGACTGTCTTGCTCCAGTCCTATTGAATGTACATATGTGGGCTACGTGATCTGTTCCATATTTTTGACGGGCATACTCTATAACTCTATCTCTATGCCTATCGTCAAAGTCTAGGTCGATGTCTGGCATTGACTTTCGGCCCTCGACAAGAAATCTTTCAAACATAAGACCAAACTTAATTGGATCTAGATTTGTTATGCCAAAAGCATAGGACAATACACTGCCAGCAGCAGATCCTCTTCCCCATCCAACTCTAATATCATTTTCTTTAGCCCATTGAACTAAATCAGATACAACTAAAAAGTATTCTGGGAAACCCATTTCCTTGACAACTCTAAGCTCATAGTTAGCTCTGTCTAAAACTTCTTGCGACAGATCTTCACCATATCTTTTTTTTAATCCATTCCATGCCAGTCTTTCAAAGTATTCAGTTGAAGACTCATTTGTTGGTATAGGAAAGTTAGGGAAATGTATTTCTCCAAATTTAAGATTAACATCTACCATGTCGTTTACATGCATGGTATTTTTAAGATACTCTTCTGTAAAAACTTTAGCCATTTCGTCGTAAGACTGTAGGTAAAATTGATCACCAG